AGAGCGCCGCGAAACTCAGCGCACCGGCACTGGCCAGCGAGATCTCATAGGTCGCCTCGCCATTATGCGTGCCCGAATACTCGATCGCGGTGACCTGAAACGCGCCCTCGACAATTCCGAAATCGGGAATGATCACCTGGAATTCCGGCGTTTCGCCGTCAAAGAACAGCTGCCGTGTGCGTTCGTCGGTTCCGGCATCCTTGAACACGCCAGATCCCGAAATCGCCGCCGATTTGACACCGGCTCCCGCCAGCAATTCGCGCCAGCCGCCCTGGCTTTCCAGGCTGGTGACATCCACCGCCTCGGCGTTGAAGCTCACGCGCGTTGCGCGCAGCCCCGCGATCGTCTCGAACTGGCCACCGCCAGTCATATCCACCTTCACAAGAAGGTCCTTGCCAGATTGGGCACTCATCGCTCATTTCTCCAGACTAGGGGTTAACGTCATCAACACGGGCGCGAAATCGCAGATCGATCTGCCTCAGATCGCCCGCCGAACCGGTCCGCCGCGCAACCGCGCGTTCGAAATTCAGGAAAACCAGACGCCCGCGGCTGAGGGTCAGATCGGCACCCACCAGCGCATCGCAAATCGCGCCAGCCACATCCTTGGCCGAACTGAACCCGGCCGCCTGAGAGACCACGCTGATCGTCAGCCGGTGCAGGCTGCCCTGACCGGTCACGTCGGACCGGTCCTGCGTGGTCTCACCTCCAAGACTGACGTAAAGCGGGGGCATCTGGCCCGCAGGCATCGCATCAAAGATGGCCGTCCCGACCAGCGCATTCAGCGGCGCATCCGCAACCAGGTGCTGGTAAACCGCCCTCTGCAAAGGGGCCGACAGCGCGAAACTCATGCCGCAACCTCCTCTTCGGCGGTGCACATCAGATAGCGCCCCTTGGCGTCCCACTCTGCGACCGCGCGGATCGCATAGATCCGCGTGCCTTCGCGAAACCGCTGCTCGGGAGTTGGGCGCGACAGTGCCCCCACAGGCGCTGCTCGCACGATGATCCTCAGCCCCACGGCCGAGACCGACGCCAAACCGTCCCGCCGCTCGCGCCCTGCGCGAACCGTCACCTCACCCCAAAGCGTGCCAAGCGCGACCCATGTCTCGTCAAAACCGCCGGCACCGTCGGCGACGCGTTCGGGCGTTTCCAACACCAGTTTCCTGTTCAGATGCGGCAGCCCCATCAAACGGACCCTCCGCCGATGCGGAGCGTGCGATAGCGCTCGATCAGGCTCGCCACACCGAAGGGCATTGCCCCTCCGGTTGGCGCCACGGCATCCCGATATTCATAAAAATGCGCGGCCAACATCAGAACCGCCTGTGCCAGATCCGGCGGGATCGCGTCGAAACCGGCTCCATAACCTGCAACAAAGGCAATCCGTGCTGATCCATCCTGCGGCACCGTCGGCAGAACCAAAGACCGCGGTCTCACCCGAGGGCGCTGCGCATCCTGCTCCAGCCAATACGCCTCTGTTGCCATGGGGGTTTCTGTCCCCTGGTGATCCACAAGAACCAGCGCCGTCAGATTGTGCACAGGTGCGACCGGCAAAGGCTGCCCATAGGCGCTCTGCCAGGCGCTCAGCACCACCGAAAAGCCCCGCTCGATCAGGGCCTTGCCGGTGCGTGCCTCCACCGCTGCAATTGCCGCCCGCAAAAACCCGCGCAGAACGTTATCCTGCACATCGTCCTCGCCAAAGCCGGTGCCAATCCGCAGATGCGCCTTGAACGCCTCGACCGGCAAAGCCGCATCCGGCACAGTGGTTTCTTCAATCAACATCATGGATTCACTCCGACTTTTCCGTGGCCCAGCGCCTCTTTGCACGGGATGGACCGGTCGCATGCCCTCTCACATTGCTCGAACGGAGGGGAGCAGCTGGACAACATGAGGGTTTTGCAGGCACACGCCCGGCCCGAAGGACTGGCCCGAAAGCCAGTCCTCCATCGTCCCCGCTTACGCGAGGCCGAGTTTCAACAGTTTGATCGCCTTGAAATCGCTCACATCGCCGCCAACGCGCTTGGTTGCATAAAACAGCACATGCGGCTTGGCGCTGAACGGGTCACGCAGCACACGCAAGTCGGGACGTTCGGCAACGGTATACCCGGCGCGGAAGTTACCAAAGGCGATGGCGTAGCTGTCGCTCGCCGCATCCGGCATATCCTCGGCAATCAGCACCGGATATCCCATCAGCCGCGCAGGCTCTCCTGCCGCCAGACCATCCGACCAAAGGAAACGACCATCCGCATCCTTCAGCTTGCGCACGATACCCGCCACCTTGGAGTTCATCACGAAGGTCGCATTGGCGCGGTATTCCGCCCCCAGCGCATAGACCAGGTCGACGATTGCATCGCCCGTCCCGATATCGCCATCCACGCCGGTCGCAACATAGCCGAGATTGCCCCAGCTCCAGGTCGCATCATCGACAATCGTATGGTCGAGAAACCCCTTTGGCTTGTCGACACCATTGCCCGAGATGAAGGCCTGCGCCTCCGCACGGGCAAACTTGTCGGCAATACGGCCCGCCAGCCAGCCCTCGATGTCAAAGGCGCTGTCATCCAGCAGGCGTTGCGACGCTTTCGGAAGCGCCGACAATTCATGCAGCGGGATCGAAATCCGATCAATCTGCGGCGTGTCGGTTTCCGTCAGCGATCCTGTCTCGGTCGCCCAGCCCGTGCCCACATCCGTGTGGTCCACCAGAACGTCAAAGGACGTCGCCTCGACATTCACGACATTGGCAATCGATCGCACAGACGCTGTTGCATTCAGCACCGATTGCACCGTGTCCGAGGTTTGCGGATCCACCAGATAGCCACCATCGCTGTTGACAGCCGTTGACAGCGCCTTGCCTTCCAGCTCCAGCCCGCGCAGGCCATCGTCATCACCTGAACGCAGATAGGCGTTAAAGGCTTTCTGATGCGGCGCAATGATGTCAGCCGTCTGCGCCAGACGCGGACGCGCGGCGATTTGAGATTTCCGATCCAGCATGGTCAGTCGCTCTTCCGTTTGTTTCAGTTGCGTTTGAATGTCGTCCCGAAAGCCCTTGAAATCAGACATGAACCCGGCAACTGCCTGCTTCACCTCTTCCGCCGGAGACACACCTTCCCCGACCCGAGCTTTCACCTCGGTCTTGCTCATCCTCAATTTCCCTTCAGGTCTGAGAAAAGACGCGCTATCCGCGCCCAAGCTCCAGCCGCGCCCCTTCAAAGGCCGCCGCCAATTCACGCAAGGTTGCATCGGTCTCAGGAGCCTCCCCCTTCGCCGCCACCCGCGCACTGGGCAGCATCGGGAACGTCACCAGCGACACCTCCCAAAGCTCCAGTTCCTGCAAGAGCCGCTGGCCCTTGTCATTCTTCGTGGCCTTCACCGTGCGATAGCCGATGGACAATCCGTCCAGCGCGCCCGCCGCGATCAGTGCTGCCGCCTCCCGGCCGCGCTGGGTCGTGTCCAAAACGCGGCCCTTCACATAAAGCCCCTTGGCGTCCTCACGCGCCTCGTCCCAGACACCGATGGGCTGCGCCGGATCATGCTGCCAGAGCATTTTCACACGACGACCATCCGCCGCCAGCTCCTTCAGGGAGCGCTCATACGCCCCTGGCCCCACGATATCCCCGCCCTGATCGGCCGTGCCGAACAGGCTGGCATAGCCTTCGATCACCGCACCATCCGTCACGGCGACCGCTTCGCCAAACCGGGCAAACTTGTGTTCCAGCATCGTCTCGCCCTGCATTCTCACTCTCCTCTTGCTCCGGCATCAAATCGCATGTTCGTCATCCCGGGCAGCCGCGCCCGGCACACAAAAACCCTGCTTCAGGCGCTTACCAGCGCTCCGCGTAAAACAAACGACATGAACCCGCCCAGAATTGCCGCAATGATCAGCCACACCAGCCGCGTGATATGGCCATCGATCCGGTCGAGCCTTGTATCCAACTGGTTGAACCGCTCTTCCATGAACTTGCGGCGCTCCTCGCTGATGGCGCGATCGGTCTCCAACCGGGCAAGTCCACGCTCGACCTCGGTCAGCCGCAAATCGATATGGCGGAACACGTCGTCCACATCATCCGTTGACGACAGGATCAGCCGCGATGCCCCACCTGCGTCACGCTGGCTCACGTCTCAAACCCTTCCGCGGGCAAACCCAGCAAGGCACGCTTTTCCGCATCACTCAGAAAACTCGCACGGCTGACCCGTGCCCAGTGCGCATCCCGTTCAGACGACAATGCCGGCACCTGATCCAGATCGGGGCTCAGTGTCGCCAATCCGCCGTCGAACCCCGACAGCCAGTTTGACAGCGCCGCCGCCACCCGCGTGACCAGCGGCAGAACCGTCAGCCGGAAAAATGCGCGATTGGCCTCCTGGTAATTGGCATAGGTCGCATCTCCCGGGATCCCCAGAAGCATCGGCGGCACACCAAAGGCCAGTGCGATCTCGCGCGCAGCGGCTTCCTTGGTTTTCTGGAATTCCATGTCCGAAGGCGAAAAGCCCATCGGCTTCCAGTCCAGCCCGCCTTCCAGAAGCATCGGCCGCCCGGCATTGCGCGCGCCCTGATGATGGCTTTCCATCTCGGCCACAAGCCGGTCATACTGATCGGCACCCATCGTGCCCTGACCGTCTGTTCCGCGATAGACAATCGCCCCCGAAGGTCGCGCGGCGTTATCAAGCAACGCCTTTGACCAACGCGACGCCGCATTGTGCACATCCAGCGCCATCGCCGCGGCCTGCATGGGCGACAGCCCGTAATGGTCATCCTGCGGGTGAAAACTGCGGATATGACAGATCGGCGACGGATCACTCACCTCGAACCGATGCTTCCTGGAACCGACCGCATATTCGAACGCCTGCGGCCAGCCATCCGCCCCGGGAATGACCCGCATCCGGTCCGAGCGCAGAACATGCAGCTCAACCGGCAGACCATCGCCCGACGATACCGCCTCAAGAAAGGCATTGCCCGACAAGATCAGCTGCCCATACAGCGCCTCCAGAAACTCGGCGCGCGTCTGCGCCAGATTTGGCCGCGCCAACAGGCTCAGGATCGGATGCACATCGTACCGCGTCGCGCTGTCCTGCAGAATCAACGGCATCGCCGCCGCCGCCTCGGCAATCAGCTTCACCGACCGGAACCCGACCGGATTGCCCGCAAACCCCGTCTTGGTCAACGATACCGTATCGCGCGGGCTCCAGGCGACACGACCTGCACTGTGATAGGCCACCACAGGCCCGGTCCGGCTGGCTTTCTGTTCTGCCACCGGTTGGGTCTTGCTGCGCCGCAACATGTTGAACACCATTCCCAAGCTCCTTCCTGGCTCTGCCCCGCATGGCAAAGCATCCGTACCCGTCGTCTTGGGAAAGGTTTTGCCACATGGGTCCAAACAAGTCGGAAACCCACCGCCCGGCGGGGTTAACGAAACCTTGTCACAGGCTGCGTACCCGCGGCGCGCGATAGCGCGATGCTGGCTCGATCATCAACTCATGCAACGCCCAGACCAGCGCATCCACCCGGTCTGGAGAGCCCGACCCCAGATAGCCCGTGACAGTCATTTGCCCCATCTGCTCCTCAAGCGCGCCAAGGCCCGGCAGATGTTTTACCCGTCCCTGCTCATACAAGGCCGCGACAGGCTCTGCTCGCGCCACCTTGCCCCGCGCGGCATGAACCGCACGATAGGGCACAAGCGGGTCCACCTGGCGCACAACTTCCTCGACCAGCCGACCGCCCTGATTGACCTCTGCCACCAGCCGGTCAGCCCCGTGCCACGCCATCGCGGCAATCGCCGCCTGAGCCCAGCCCGCGGGCGACGCCCCCTGCACCGTCTCATCTGCCAGCACATAGGCGCACCAGTCCTGGGGCGGGCCCGCCATCCGTACACCTGCAACGACGATCCCGCAGGCATCTGCCGAAGCCCCACCCGACACCGACGGGTCCAAAGCAACGACAATGCGATCCAGCTCCGGGACAGATTTCACCAAGGCCGCTTCCAGCATCGCCTGCGTCCAGAGCGCCCCATCCACATCCGTCAGCAGCACCCCCTCCAGCTCCTGCCGACCCAGCCGTGTTCCCGCATAGCGCCGCTCAACTTCTTCCAGAAATGACGCCGCAAGATGCGCGCGGTTCGCCTCGGTCGGGGCATGGGTCACGACGCTCGTCGGTGCCTCCAGCAAATCCTTCAGCACCCCCACATTGCGCGGGGTCGTCGTCACGCAAACCTGCGGCGCCTCTCCCAGACGCAGCGCAAACTGCAACATGTCCCAGGTGTCCTGCCCATTCTTCCACTTGGCCAGTTCATCCACCCA